GATGCTCTACGAGTTTCCGGAAGCGATGCAGCGCGACGGTTCGTGGCGCGACACGATGAACTGGCCGATGGTGCTGCCGAACCTCGGACGTTCGATCACGCTGGACCGGGTGATTGCCGACCACGCGGAGGCGAAAGCCAAGGGCGAGGCGGAGGAGCGGCGCTGGGCGACGCAGCATCTCAACGTGGAGATTGGTGTTGCGTTGCGCGCGGACGGCTGGGCCGGCGCGGAGGTGTGGGAGCGCGGGATCGAGCCAGGGCTGACGCTGGACGCCATCCTGGCACGTTCGGAGGTTGTGACGGTCGGCGTGGACGGCGGCGGCCTGGATGACCTCCTCGGCGTGGCGTTGATCGGACGGGAGCGTGGGACGAAACGGTGGCTCGGTTGGGCGCATGCGCTGATCTCGGACATCGGGATCGAGCGGCGCAAGGCGAATGCGGCGCATTACGAGCAGTTTGAGCGCGAGGGCTCGCTGACGAAGTTCACGTACATGAAACCTGAGACGCTGTCGGTCGCGCAGCCGCTGAATATCCAGTTCGTGGTCGACTTGGTCGAGAAGGTGCAGAAGCTCGGTCTGCTCGCGCAGGTCGGCGTCGATGCCGCGGGGATAGGCAGCATTGTTGATGCTCTCGGTGAGATAGGCGTGACGCAGGACGCTGAGAAGCTCGATGCGGTGCGCCAGGGCATCGCGCTGATGGGCGCGGTCAAGACGATCGAGATCAAGCTTGCCGACTATTCGTTCAAGCACGGCGGCAGCAAGATGATGGCCTGGTGCGTCGGAAACCTGCGAGTGGTGCCGACGCCGACAGCAATGCGGATCGCGCGCGACGAGGCTGGCTACGGCAAGATCGACCCGTTCATGGCGCTGGCGAACGCGGCGCATCTGATGGGGCTCAATCCGGGGCGCAAACCGGAATATCACCTTCACTTCGCCTGATCGTTTAACCCAGAGGAGATCCCAATGAAGAAACTTTTGCTGGCAGCGGCCATGCTTGGTGCGCTGTCGGCCCCTGCCTATGCTCAAGTAACCCTCGGCGGTCAGATCTGGACCAACACGGGTACGACCCTGTCGCTCGACGCGACGGTGCCGGGTGGCAACCAGCCGCTGAACACTCCGTGCATTATCTGCGGCGATAACCAACCGCAGCAACAGGCGGACTTCGGCTACACGAACTTCCACAACAGCGGCAACCTCTCTGACGCGATCTTCTTCTCGACCAACGTACCTGGCGGTGCTGATCCCGGCGTCGATACCGTGGGTATCGGCTACGACGGCTCGTTCCTGCGAGCGTTCTTGCTCGCCAATGGCGATCCTAATCTGCAGTTCTCCATCGGCATCGATGTCAACGACACCGGCACGCCGCAGACGCTCGAGGCATTTGCCCTGCTCAATCTCACACAACATACCGTGTTGGCGCAGTACTCGTTGCTCCAACCGGGTGGAACGTTGATCCCGTCGCAGAACAATGGCACGGGCTTCCCCGATTACACGTTATCTGGTTTCGACATCAACCTCGGCACCGACATCCAGTTGGGTGACCAGTTGATCTTCTACGCGCGCATCTCCGGTGCGAACGACGGTCCTGACAGCTTCTTCCTGGTGCCGCAGCAGGTTCCGGTTGGTGTTGCTGGGGCAGGCATCCCTGGCCTCATTGTTGGGTGCATGGCGCTTCTCGGTTTCGGCCGATGGCGCAAGAAGAAGAATGGCGAACTCGGCGTTGCGTAAGTAGCGTCGTGTCGTGCGGGCGCGGTCTTGGTTATTCGGATTTCCTTCGCCGTGCCCGCATTGAAATGAAAACGCTCGTCGCGCTGTTCAGCATCGCCATGCTGGCCACTGCGTCAGCGCAGTACCCACCACTGCCCGCAACCGTGCAGTTGCACAACAAGGCCACCAACGAACCGCTCGGCACCGCAACGTTCTCGGGTAATCGCATTTATCTGCGCGACAAGGACGGCGTGCACTACGCCACCATCGAGATTGCGCCTGACGGCACGCGCACGACCTACGACCCGAGCGGCACGGTCATCGCTGCACCGACTCCGCGCAAATAAAGGTAATCACCATGCTCGATCGGGCTTTTAGCCTGCTTGAAATCAAGCAGGTTGACGAGGACGCGCGTCAGATCACCGGCATGGCGACGACGCCAACGGCTGACCGAATGAACGATGTGGTCGAGCCGATGGGCGCGCAGTTCACGCTGCCGATCCCGTTGCTTTGGCAGCATCGGAGCGACGAGCCGATCGGTCATGTGACGCATGCGACGGTCGGCAAGGCCGGCATCGAGATCGTCGCAAAGATCGCCAAGGGCGTCACGGCTGAGATCGACCGCGCCTGGTCACTCATCAAAGCCGGTCTCGTCCCTGGTCTCAGCATCGGCTTCAAGTCGATCGAGCACGAAGTCATTCCCACAACGAAGGGCATTCGCTTCAAGAAATGGTCGTGGCTCGAGCTTTCGGCCGTGACCATTCCGGCGAATGCAACGGCCACGATCACCACCATCCGCTCTCTCGACACCGCGCAGCGGGCCGCGTCTGGCCAACATGCTCACGGTGTCGTGCATCTCAACCCACCGGGCGCCTCCGGACGATCTCAACCGATTGCCCAGGAGGGCACGAAAATGAAGACGACAGCAGAGCAGCTCGCCGCGCTTGAAGCGAAACGCATGGCGAGTGCGGCACGCATGGATGCCGTGATGAAGCAGAGCCGTGACGAGGATCGCACTGCGAATGCGGATGAGGCCGATGAGTTCGACAAGCTCGCCTCCGAGGTCGATGCGATCGACAAGGATCTGGTGCGGCTGCGCAGGCTGGAATCCACCAAGGCGGCGGAAGCCAAGCCGGTGACCAAGGCCGAGAGCACGCACGAGGGCAGTCTGGCGCGCGGTGGCCTGACCGTCTACGCGCAACCGATGCCAAAGCCGGTTCCGCCGCAGGATTATGTGCTGCGCTCGCTGGTCTGCAAGCTCAAGGCGCACTTCACCAAGCAGTCACCATACGAGGTGATGAAGAACGAATACGGCGACGATGAACCGACGCGGGCCGTGCTGAACGTGATCACGCGAGCGGCGTCGGTACCTGCCGATACCGTGACATCGGGCTGGGCGAGCCAGCTCGTCGAGACTTCGATCACGGAGTTCTTCGCTGCACTGATGCCGAATTCGGTTTATCCGGCACTGGCATCGCGGGGCGGAAAATTCTCGTTCGGGCGCGCTGGTATCGTATCGATGCCGACAAGGGCGGCTACGCCGACGATTGCGGGTTCATTCGTCGCGCAGGGAGCGGCTATCCCGGTGCGGCAGGGTGCATTCTCGGCGATCACGTTCACTCCGAAGAAGATGGCGGTCATCAGCGTTTTCACCAGAGACATCGCGGAGCACTCGACCCCTGCGATCGAAGGTCTGATCCGGCAGGCCATCGTTGAGGACACCGCAGTTGCGATCGACTCGGTGCTGCTCGATGCCACGGCGGCTACGACGACCCGGCCCGCGGGCCTGAAAGCGGGTGTTGCTGCCACGACGGCAACGGCGGCGGGCGGCATCAACGCACTGATCGGCGATATCCGTGGCCTCACGGGCGCGCTTATCACCGGTACCAATGGCAACATGCGGTCGCCTGTGTGGATTATGAACCCGGCCGACGTGCTGGCGGCTTCGCTGTTGCCTGCGACTGCGGGCGGCGGCGAATTCCCGTTCAAGACCGAACTGACAGGGGGAACGCTGCAAGGCTTCCCGGTCATTGCCAGCAGCAACGTCACGGCCGATACGATGCTCCTGGTTGACGCGGCTGACTTTGTATCCGTGACGGGTGATACGCCGCGGTTCGATGTGTCCGACCAGGCGACGATCCACATGGAAGACACGACGCCGCTTGCCATCAGCACCGCCGGTTCGCCGAACACCGTGGCCGCGCCGGTACGCTCGCTCTGGCAGACCGACTGCGTCGGCGTTCGTATGTTGCTCGACCTGAACTGGGGTCTGCGCCGCACGGGTGTTGTCAGTTGGACGCAAACCATGACTTGGAATTGATAGACCAGATCCGAGGCAAGCCGCGTCAATGCGGCTTGTTCGTTTCACATGAAACAGGAGGCCATGAACATGGCTAAGGAACTGCGCAAGACCAAGGACGACACGGCCGTCAAGGCACTGCAGACGGAACGCGAGGAGCGTGCCGTAGCCAACGAGGAAGCGATGGCGCGAATGGATTCATCGCAACCGACGCCGACGCAGGAGGAGAACGATCTCGCCCGACTCGGCGTCCATCTCGATGAGAAGGAAGCGGACGGCTCCGGGCCGACCGTCATCACCAAAACCGTCGTCGCCAACGTTCCGCTCGGCTACGACACGCGATCCGTGACGGCCAAAGAGCCGGGATCGACCCAGTCGTACTCGCGGCCTAGGTCGGAGTCCAAGACGTAACAGCGACAACCGGCGGGGATTGAACCATGCCTCGTGTCGTCGTCTCAGCGACAATCCCCGCCGGCCAATCTATTTCCAGTGCGATGGGGGAGGCTTGATGCGCATCTTGGGCCTGCCGATCCCGTTCACGGGCGAGAGCCAGAAGGCACTCAGCTCCGTGCCATACGGTACCAATGGCTGGGCTCCAGTCATTCACGAGCCGTTTCCCGGCGCCTGGCAGCAGAACCGCCCGATCAATACCGACACGGCGACATCGTTCCATGCCGACTTTGCGTGCAAAACGCTGATCGCGCGTGACGTTGCCAAGATGCGGATCAAACTGGTTGAGAAGGTCGACGAGATCTGGTCCGAGACGACCAACCCGGCATATAGCCCGGTGCTTAGGCGCCCAAACGATTACCAAACGAGGAACCAGTTTTGGGAAAACTGGATGCTGAGCAAGCTCAGCCGCGGCAACACCTATGTGCTCAAGGTGCGCGATAATCGCAATGTCGTGACCGCGCTGCACGTTCTCGATCCGACGCGGGTGCAGCCGCTCGTGGCTGATGATGGCAGCGTGTTCTATCGCATCAGCAGAGACAATCTGGCTGGCACCGATGAGATCACTGTGCCGGCGCGCGAGATTATCCACGACCGGATGAACTGCCTGTTTCATCCACTGTGCGGCACCCCCCCGGTGTTCGCCAGCGGGCTGGCGTCGATGCTCGGTCTGAATGCACAGCGGGCATCGGCGCTGCTGTTCGAAAACAGATCGATGCCGGGCGGCATTATCACGATGCCTACCGAGGTGAATCAACAACAGTTTGACGCATACAAATTAAAATGGGAGCAGAACTTCTCGAAACTAAATCTTGGTCGTGTAGCGCTTCTCGACAACAACGCGAAGTACGAGAAGATCGCGATGACCAACGTCGAAGGCCAGATGGTGGAGAGCCTAAAATGGTCGGCCGAGGTCGTCTGCTCAGTCTACCATGTTCCACCGTACAAGGTCGGTGTCGGTGCACTGCCAAGCTACAACAACGTGCAGGCGCTCAACGTCGAATACTATTCGCAGGCGCTGCAGTCGCACATTGAGGAAGCTGAGGAGTTGCTCGACTACGCACTCGGCATTGGCTGGGGCATCGGCATCGGGACTGAGTTCGATACCGACACGCTGTTGCGAATGGATAGCGTGACGCAGATGGATGTGCTGCAAAAGTCCGCCGGCATCCTTTCGCCGAACGAACAGCGCAAGAAACTTGACCTTGTGCCGAAAGCGGGCGGC